AGCCGTCCGGAATCCTGCCTCGCGTTTATCTTTGTTCTTCATAGGTCCCATCCGTCCTATTGACTGGCAAACGGGCAAACAACCAACCGAAGCCGACCCTGTGCTCCGGTTCCACCTGCGTTCTCGTCGCCGCGTGTGTCAAGGGATTCGTCAGGTCTGGAAGAATCGCCGCGCTGAAAAGCATCCCGTAAACCGGAGTGCTCGTCTCGACCTGAGCAGCCCCGCCAGGCCCGGCAAACCAGTCCCACTCGATCACGTCGTATCCAGTTGCGCTCCGGCTCTGAACCAATGTCCCAGGAGGCCCAACTGCCGCAACGCGCGGGGCTGCACCCACTGGCTGGAAGAGCGCCACAACAATCCACGCGACGGCCACCAGCAACATCAGTAGCACCACCTGCGCATTCGTGTTCTTCATCATCGCCTCACCTCGCTACGTTCGTCTCATAGGTCCCATAGGTCCCATTCGTCCCATCCATTCAACTGGATCGCCCAGGCGCGCTCGATGCGGGTCGAGCGCGCCCAGGCATGGACCGGTTGGTGCGGTCCGGAGGTCCTACGCCGCGCTAGCCGCACACGCCTGCGTAGGCGTGTAGCGGTTGCCGCAGCGGATAATCGTCACATCGACAACCGTCGTCGCCGTGGTCGTCACTTTCGCCGCGACGTGCGTGAACCCGTCGTTGACTTTCATCTCTTCGGCGAGCAACGCCACCTGGACAACCGCCTCGACGGTCGCAACCGTGATCGTCGCGCCGGTCGAACTGGCCGTGATCGTCACTTCGCCGGGTTCGAGGCTCGTCAGCGTAATCACCGCGGCCGCGGCCGCCGCCAACACTCCGGGCACGCCGTAGTCGGGATCGTTGATACACGACGCCAATGCAACCGCATCGGCAGTGTCGTCGCCGCTGATCGAGAATTGGCGGCTCGCCAGTGTCGTCACTGTCGCGTGCGCCGTGAAAACCAAACCGTTGATCGTAACCGTGTGCGTCGCAAGCACGGTCGACAACGTCAACGTCGCTTTGTTCACCAGCGCGTTGGCCGTCGCCGTCGCCGTCTTCGTCGCAATCAACTCGGCGTCGGTACCGGCCGCGTCGGTCGCCTGGATCAATTCCAATTTCAACGTCGTCGCCGCGGCCATCGCCCCAGCTTTGAGAACCGCCAGCAATTCGGCCGAGTTCTCCATCGGGTGGTACGCACCCGTCACATTCGTGTTCGTCAACGTCTGGGGCTTCAGCCCAGCATCGACTTTCAAACTCTCAAACAGTCTCGGATACATTCGCAGTCTCCTCAAATGCCGGCATCATCCGGCTAGTATGCTCATCGCCCAATGTAGACGCGGCATCTTGCCGCGTCCTCCAATCGCAGCAGGGGCATCCTCGCTGGAATGCCCCCACCACGTATTCAACTCTCGTAGGGCCGGGCATGCCCGGCCCCCGCACAGCTACTTCAGACTCACAACCGGGCTGACAGTCGCCCCGTTGTCCAGGGTCACCGCCTGGGGTACCCAACACTGACCGTCGAGGCTCATGATGATCCGCAACGTGGTCAAGCCCTTCTTGAACTCGGGCTCGCCAATCGCGATCGCGGGACCGTACCCCTGTTTGTAGAGATACGTTTTGGGTACGACGAGATTCAGGTCGCCTTCGCTTCCGAACGTCGCCGCCTGATCGGTGTACTTGAGCTCGATGCCCTGGATCGTCTTGGGGCGCCCTTGCGAAATGTCGCCGGTCCCGAAGATCGGGCGACCGTATGTGTCGACCATCCCCTCGATCGCGGCCAGGCTGTTCGTGGTGTTCAGCCACATCGCCTGGGCAATGAACTGGGGCGGGATGCTCTCGATCATCCTCATGATGTCGGCGTATTTCACCGTGGACGCCGTGGTCCGTTTCACCGTGATCCGGCACGCGGACCGCAGAATACCCAAGGGCTTCGCAACGCCGTCGCCGGCAATGAAGGCCTTGTCGCGAATCGCGGACATGCCGCGTTTCAACAGCATCTGGATGAAACCGGAGTACGCGCCGGCGTTGCGCAATACCTTGTTGCTCAGATCGATCGTCCCCACCAACTCGTGGGGATTGGTCTCGACGTTGATCAACTTGGGCGCGCTCTCGGTCGTCGTCGCGTTCTCGCCGGTCCACTCGAACGTGAACCCGGCCATGAAGCCGCCGTCGCCTTGCTCGAGCGCCGGCCAGCTCTCTTTCGCGTCGGGACTCACTCCCGGAGGAATGATCGTCGCCCGCGGAGCCATCACTTCTTCGAGCGGATCGAGCATCAGGATTTCGTTGTGAAATTGCGACGGGATCAGATACCCAACGCCGCCGTCCTGGGTCGTTACCGCCCGGAGTCGAGGATCGTCCTGGCCGCGTGCAACGCATTGCACGAAGTCGCCGATGCTCCGGAACTCGTCGGCGCCGCCATGGCTGCCGCGACCACCTTCGGGCTCGGGAACGCCGCGGTTCCTGCCAACGCCGTCGCCAATCAGCGCCGCGTGGCGTTCCATCTCGTCGTCGCGCGCGATGCGCAACGTCAGTGCAGCGGATTCGCCTTTCAATCGCTCGAACTCGGCCGATTCCGCAGCCGTCAAATCGCGCTTCCCGTCTTCGTCGGCGGCACGCATGATCGCTTGCATCGCCTGTATCACTTCCCGTCGTTTCGCTTTCGCGTCCATTCGCGTTACCCTTTCAATCGCCAGCCTGTGGCTGGCTAAATGTCCACAATGTCCACTCTGTCCACAACGTCCACTTAACCCAGCTTCGGCAATCACCAAATCCAACTCGGCCTTTGCCAGAGCCAGGCTTAACCCGCGGTCCGCCGTCTCGCTCGAGTGGGTCCGCTGACCCGGCTCGCTCTCGTCGACAACCGCCTCCGACTCGCTCGAGTGGGTCCGCTGACCCGGCTCGCTCTCGTCGGCACTCTCGTCAATCCCGTCGTCGCGATCGCGCGACTCGGCGTTCGTCGCCTCGTACCACGGATCGGTGCAGGGACTGACCTCCCTCAAATCCAATTCCAATAACTCGGTGATCTCCGCGCCGCCGTTAACAGCACTCGCGGATTTCAACACGCGAAATCCAAAGCTCATCCCCTTCACGTCCTCGCGCTCGACTGACGCCAGAGCGTCGCGCCCCCAACTGGTGTTGGCATTCGGCGTGATCTCGCAGTACAACCCGGTCTCGTCTTCGCGCAACAACAGTGTCCCGTTCGAGGTCCGACCCAATATCGCGGAACTGTCGTGGTTCCAATATGCCCGCACGTCGCCGCGCTCGCTCAAGGTCTTGGTGAACGCCCCAGGCCGGATCACTTCGGCGTAAGCAACGGTATTGAATACCGCCGCGTACCCAACAATCTGCGTCGGCCCGCCCTCGACAGCACGGCATTCCATAGCACCAACGCCCCCAACACTGCGGCGCTGAAAGCGCTTCGGGTTCAATCGCTTCGCCATCATTGTCTCCTAGTGTGGGCGCCGCATGCCCCACCAAACTGCACCGCGCGTCCCATCGGTCCCATACGTCCCATACGTCCCATCCGTCCCATCCGTCTCAGTCGCGCAACTTCGAGATCGCCGTCAACAACGCCAACCCATCGGAAATCTTCTTCTCGCGGGTAGCAACCGGCTCGCGAAAATCGGACAGCAAAACCTCGGCCGCCAAACGTATCTCGTCTGCACGCGGTCCAATAACCTTCAAGTCAGCGATAATCGCGTCAACGTCCGCACGCAATCGCTCGACACTCGCACCGGCCCGCACATCGGCCACCAAAACAATCACGTCCGCCCGGATCGCCGTAGCCCACGCAGGCAACTCGTCGACGCCGGGCGTGCTCGCACACCCAGCCAAAATCATCGACGCCAAAACCATCACAATCGCCATACTCAAAAGCAGTGCATTCTTCATCTCAGGTCCCTTTCAATGGTTACCCAATTCCTAGGTTACCCAATTCCTATCGAACAAACACACCAATTGTGCAACGGACAGTGCAAAATGTCCGCGCCGGCATGAAGAGGAGCAACTCCCTCGCCTTCGACGGTGTCGCCCATTTTCACAAAGCTCTCTTCAATTCCAATCACCTTCCCGCTTAGGCTCGCACACAGTGGACAGGGCTTCCCGCCCGTCAACCAAATGAGCTTCTTCACGCCCTTGCGGCGCCATACTTCGCGCGCGATCGCACCGTCGCTCTGCGTCACACGGTCCGCACCGCGCGCCTTCGCCGCGTCGACCCACGTCTCCATCCGACGCTCGATCTCCGCAAGCACTTCGCCTTCGCCTGCCCCCGCACGGATCCGCTCCAATTCTTTCACCGCATCCCCAGCGTGCTGTTTCCCCCAGTACTGCAAAATCCCCGCGATCCAACTGTCCATCTCAACAGGCACAACCCCGTCCAGTTGCGACGCCGCAAACTGCGCAAACGCGTCGTCGGCATTCTTGTGCACCGGGATTAAGTCGCGCCCAAATTGCTTGATCAAAGCAAACCGAAAATCGTCGAGCCAAGAATTCCACTCGCTCAATCCACGCCCGCCAAAAGCCGCGCCTGCCCCCTTCAATATCTCCGCGCGTTCCCATTCCCCAAGAGCCTCATAGGCCCGAACAATCTTCGGCCGCCACGTCGCCAACACCGCGCCGCGCTCCGTCTTCGCCCGAACCCCATATCCGTGTTCATCCGTGTTCATCCGTGGTTCGCTCTTCGCCTTTGCCGCCGCCGCCCCAGGCGTCATGTCCAAAAGGTTCTGCATGTTCAACGCAACCGTCACAACCTCACCCTGCTGTTTCGGCAACGGATTCATATCCTCTTTTGCCCGGCACTCGTCTCTCTGCAACAGCCCGTCCTGAAGCGCAATGTGATAAGCGTCGTACCGATCTTTCATCGCCGCCCGGGTCAGAGCGTCCACATTGAATTTCGTGTAGTACCGATACCGCTCCACGCCAACCAACAAACTAGCATCGAACCGCTCTTCAATCCGCACAAGGAACGGACCTATCGAATAGGTCACAAACTCGCGACCCTGCTCTTCGATATTCGCCTTGATCGCCCCGCTCAATTCATAGGACCTGTGGGGAGGCACATCGAACAGACGGCACATCTCCAGGATCTGAAACTTGCGCTGCTCGACCATCTGAGCATCGCCCGGAGACACCCCCGTCTGTTCCCAACTCATGCCCTCGTCAAGCACTGACAGCCGATGCGAATTCGTCAGCCCGCCGCCTTCGACTTGCAATTTCTTCCGGACGCGATCCCTGGCTTCGTCGCGTAATTCACCAGGATGTTTGATGTAGCCTTTGGGCATTGCGTTGTTCGTGAAGAACGTGGACCCGTATTCTTCGAGCGCAATCGATAACCCGATCGCGTTGCACCCAAGCTTCTTCAAACTCATTCCACACAACCCGCCCGGGTAAAACCCGCGGATGTGGACGATGTTTTCCGGCCCGTACACAAACATCCGCCCAGAATCGTGGTACTCGTACCGGATCGGCCCCAGAGGATCGGGACGGCTCACGATCATGTTCCCGCTCATCAACGGCCAGAGACCAACGATCTGTTTGCGGAAGTTGGTTTCCTTCTCGAGATACGCGTCGCCGTACATCAGCATCGCGTTCATTACCCAGCTCATGAGTTCGCTCTTGGTCAACTCGGGATTGGGAAACTTGTGAAGCCGCCAGTAAAGAGAATGCTTCAACGCCTTCTCTTTTACCGACCCGTCATCAAAATACAAATGAAGCGGCAGCATGGACACTCCGTTCACGAGCGCGCGCACGCAGCACAGTACGGCCGTGGAACTGTAGGCTTCGTTGTCCCCAACCATCACGCCCGATTTGCTGACCCCACCCCCGCCCAATGCCTGAACAACCCAATGCTCGGGATTCTTCAACCCACTCGTCGCCGCGCGGATCAGTCGCCCAGTCAAACTCATGAACGCTCCCTCGAAGCCGCGCTAAGCACGCCCCCAACTATCAATGCCCCACCGCAAAACAACCAGGTCGCCGGCGGATAGATCTGCCACAACCCCACACCCACACACGCAACCCCACCAAAAAACAAAAGGTCCTGGATCGCCGATACCAGGACTCGTCCAACAATCCCACGTCGAGTATTCGCCATCGTCGCCTCGCTGCGGGGCCGGTGGCGAACATCGCGGATTCGCCACCGGCCAACCAGAAAAGGAGGAACATCGAGACAACAAATAACAGATCCCCGCCCGACTCGCTACCCCCTCATTAGCAGATTCTGCACCCCGCACAAAAACAAACGACCGCAACAGTCCCCATTGTTGCGGTCAGAGAAATTCAGAATCCCTTTCCGACTATATCCCCTTGGCCGCCTCCGCCGACGCCGCTTCAAGCATCGCATCCTCGGATTGAAACAATTTGGCGCTCTGAAATTGCGCTAACGACATCACCGTCGTGTGAGATTCCTTCGCCAGCCTAAGCGAATAGCGCTCCACGACGCAGAGCCCATCCGCAATGATTTCAAGAATGCGCCCCTGATAGGACAAAACCCACTTGCCATCGTCGAGTTCAAAATACAAGAAAAACATTCCTACAAGACAACTCGTTTCCATGGTTCCTCCGTTTCCAAATCATTGTCCATCCAGTCCATCCAGTCTATCCCATCCATCAATTCGAATCCACAATTTTCCCCGTCCCATCCGTCCCATTCGTCCCATTAGTCCCATTCCCTCGGGACAGAAATTCCTCCAAACTTCCGCACTTCGTGCGCCCCATCACTCCACGCCGATGAAAGAAATACAAACTCTTAACCGGGATCCCAGTAGCCTCGGCAATCCGCGTCATCTTCGCGCCACCCTCGATCGCGTGGCAAAGCCGAACGCGTAACGCAACACGCCGCATGTCACAATCCGCTGGCCTGTTTTTGGGAACCCTGTGCGCTCTGGCCTCGCGACGAGCTATCTCGGCGTCGCATGCCGCATAAAACGCCGACTCGCTGATGTCCGTGTCCATGAACCCATACATCATCTCGCGTTCAACCACGTCGCGAAGCGTCTCCCTCGCATCCTGACGTTCACCCTTGGTGGCCATCGCTATCCTCCCTTCTCAGAATGGCACGTCGTCGTCGCCGCGCTCTTCTTGCAATTCGTCTTGCGCGCCGATCGGCGCGGACGCACTCTCCGCCTGGCGCCCACCGCCCGCGCTAAAATTCACCGACTCAAATCTCTGAAAGTTTTTCCGGAACATCAACTCGACCGTCCCAGTAGGACCGTTCCGATGTTTGGCAACAATCACCTTGATCGTGTCGTCGCCCTGAACAAGCTGGGACTTCGGCGGCCGCCACAACATCATCACAACATCCGCGTCTTGCTCGATACTCCCGCTCTCTCTCAAATGACTGAGCTTCGGCGTGCCGTGCTCGTCGCGCTCGGCCTCGCGACTCAGTTGACTGAGTGCCAACACGGGAACGCGAAGCTCTCTCGCCAATCCCTTGATCCCCCTCGAGATCTCGCTCATCTCGACCTGTCGCGTCTCGGGACGCCGGCTAAGCCCGCTGCTCATCAACTGCATGTAGTCGATGATGATCAGCTTCACTTCGTGCCGCGCCATGTGCCGGCGCGCCTTGCTCCGAAGCTCGAGCATCGTGATGTTCGCAGTCTCGTCGATGTAGATCGGCGCTGAACTCAGGCGCGCCGCCGCGGGCGCAAGCTTCGGCAGTTCGTTCTTGGCCAGAAATCCCAGCCGCAACTTCATGGAGTCGATCCGCCCCTCCATGCACAGCAGCCTCTGGGTGATTTGCTCTTGGGCCATCTCGAGACTGAACACGAGAACGCCGCGCTGATCTTGCACCGCCAGGTGCCTCGCAATGTTCAACGCAAACGCCGTCTTGCCCACGCTCGGTCGCGCCGCCAATACGATCATGTCGCTGGGCTTCATTCCGCACAACAACGAATCAAGCTCGGCATACCCCGTCCGCAATCCCTGGATCCCGCGCTCCAAGACCATGCTCTCGATCGCCGTCACACCGTCAGGTACCAACGCCCCCAGCGTCCGGATAGGACTCGTCACTCGGTCGTCGGCGATTCGCAATATCCCGGACTCCGCCCGGTCGAGCATCCCCGCAACGTTCCCCTCGCCGTCGTATGCCGTGCTTACTATCTGCGTGCCCGCAACAATCAGACGGCGCCGCACGGATGCATCGAGCACGATCTGCGCGTAGTGGCCAACGTTCGCGCTGGTCGGCACAGCCCCCATCAACTCGGACAAATACGCAGGCCCACCAACCTCTTCCAAATGCCCGGCCGTCTGTAGCTCTTCGAACACAGTCACTACGTCCGCCGGCACACTCCGATGAAACAGCGCAAGCATCGCATCGTAGATCCGCCGATGTGCCTCGACGTAAAACACCTCGGACCCCACACTCCGAAACACTTCAATCGCCGTGCCCACCGCCTCGGGATTCAAAAGCATCGCACCCAACACAGCGCGTTCCGCCTCGATGTTCTGAGGCGGAACGCGCTCGAATACCGGCGCCTGCTCTCGTCCACGCGACTGCGTCATGCTAATTCATCCGTGTTAATCCGTGTTCATCCGTGGTTAGACCGCGCCACCCGCACTACCCGTCCGCTCGCACATCCGGCATACCTCCGACCCGCTCCGGAATCCCGTAGCACCCTTCCGCGCCTCGCACACCACGCACGTCCGCTGCTCGCCGATCTTCATCTTGCCCTTCCCTGCCTTCTCGCGGTCCGCCAACGCCGCACCCACCGCCGCGGCCACGCCTTTCCCAACTACATCCGCGGCCGCCTTCGCCTTCTCCTTCGACACCTTGATCGCCGCCACCTCATGCGCCACGGTCAATACCGCACGCCGCCCCTCGCCGCGTGCCTCGACACGCCCAGGGATCACCATCACCAACACGCTCATAACCGACTCGCACAGACTCACAACGCGCTCCTCGAAACTCGCCGTCCCACCAATCACCTCGATCATCTTGTCGCTCATCTCACATCTCCTCGGCGCAAAGCGCCATGTCCTAATGCTCTCTCAACTGTTCCAAAACCATGACCACAGCAACGGCCAACGCAGTCAGAAGCTCAACGTCATCATCTGACACCCGCGGCTCGCTCATGGCCCTCCATACAATGTCCCGCGCTTGAATCACCGCCTGCTTGTCCATTCGATTTTCCTCCAATGTTTACTTCACCAAAAACATCAACCGGACCTCGTCGGAATTCCCGCTCAGGTCCGTCGACACCAATCGCCAATACGTAGTCCCACGCACCCGCGTAGCCATCGAAACCGGTATCCCAAAATCCCACCACTGACGCGCCGTCCAGTCCTTCCGGCACGCACTAACAGTCACCGGCCGCACCCCGTCGTAAGCATCGACCGCTCCAATCACCGGAAGCTTCGCCCCGCGTAAACATGTATACGTCTCGCTCCGGACCGCGCTATCCCCAAACGCAATCCCAATACACACGCACATCATCATCAAAAACACCGCGCACCCCTCCTCATTACTCAACTCTATCAACATCGCCCGTCCTTTCTTTGGCTCGAAATGTTCATCCGTGGTCAAACCGCCAACCGCAAACTCTCCTTCAAGTACACGTCCGCCCGAAGCTCCCCAGCCAACAACTCGACATCTCTCCGGAACTGCCCCCAATCAACGCCCGCCCCCAACTCCGCCGAATGCTCGATCTTCCCAATCTTCCAGACGTCCACCGCGCGATGCAGCATCCTAATCAGATTCAACGCAGCCGCAGGATCGATCACCGGCTCAAGACTCACCCACGTCCGGATCCCCGCAGCCTTCGCGTCGCACAGCGCGCCTATCCGCTCGTCAACGCTAGGCGCGCCAGGCTCGTACTCCCGACGCGGCGCGTCGTCGTCCCACACCAGACTAACCCCAAACGCGATCCGGTACTTCTCGATCTCACGGCGCGCCACACGCAACGCCCCGCGCGGATTCTTCGTCAAAATCTGCATCGCCTGCCCAGACTCACCCAACAAGCGGATCGCCGACAACACGTGCCCGTAGTCCTGGCCCACGGGAAATGGATCGCAAGAGAAACACAGATGAACCGGCGCCGCGCGAAGCCCCAACAACGCCAGCGCGCAGACATCTTCGTACAGTCGTAACCATTTGATCGCCCGAGCCTGCACCGCGCGAAACGCCTCGCGTGTCCGATGCATGCACGCAGGCGCATAGCAATACACGCACCCATGAGGACACCCGTTCCACAAGTTCAAAGCCAAAGACGCATACTCGCGAGCACGCCCAGCAGGTTCGTAAATGTACTTCAGCCCCTTCATAGCACCCGTCCTTTCGTAGGGGCGGGGCATGCCCCGCCCAAATCCGCAAACACCGAGTCCGGAATGTCAAACAACCCCGGCCGCCCACGATACGGAATCGGCCTCTCCAGCCGGCGCATGTTCTCGGTCACCCACCCAAATCGACCAAGCGAGTAATCGCCGAGCATCCGCTCGGTCCAGTGCGATATCGCACACGGATAGCCATCGCGTCGACGTTTGTAGTCTAAAATGTCCCCCGCGAATGACCCCGTTCGCCGGCAGTCAACCAACTCGCAAACCGCCACGATCGCGCCAAACGGAAGCTCGTCGAGAAACACTGTCGGAATCCCCACGTCCGCACCCAGGCACAATCCCATGGCCGCCGCCCAGGACAAATCGTATTCCATATCCATCAGCTCGGAGATCACCGCCCGCTTCGAAGCATGAATCGCAAGCGGACCTCGATAGGTCGTCGACCATGATCGAGTCTCAATCTGTTTCGCACCAAACGCCATGGCCGAAGCCCAAGGCTGCCAAAGACTAATTCCCTTCACGTCTCCCTCCTCTCCTTGGCCCATGATCGTAAGTCTGAAACTGAAACCCACACACCCGGCACTGCATACACCGCACCGGCCAGTCGCACCGGATCACCCGCGGATCAAACGCCCCGCAATAAGGACTCGGACATTGAAGCCGGGGAAAACTCAACACGATCTTCCCCAACTTCCCGCGCCCAGAATCCCCCACATCAGCACGTTCAGTCACATCCATCGCTAAGCCCTCCGCAGCCATTTCCGGCGTCACATCCACAAGCCTGATGGTTGGAATTGGAACTCCTGGATAATCCTCCATGCCTTTCCTCCTCGGCGCCTTCGCGCCTTTGCTCACTCGTAGCCAATGTCGTCAAGCAAATCCGTCCCGGCATCCTCGTAGCGCGACCGCTTCTTCGGAGCTGGCGTCAGCCGCCCAGTTGCCATCGTCCCCGCAACGATCCCGTCAATTTTGTATGGGTTTTTGTTGTTCGGCTTCTGCGGTTTCATGTTCCCGGCCGCGTCCGTCGCCACGTCCATATTCGTCGCCATGAATCGCAAAACAGGATTGTTCCCGTGCAACAACTGACCCTGAAGATAAAGCTCTTCAACCCGCTTCAGCGGTTGCGCCATGCTCAGATATCCCTGCCCATGCGCCCAAACCGTGAACCCAGCGTTCAGGAGATTCGTGCAGAGCTGGGCCCCCTGGAACAGCCGGTCAACCTCGATCTCGTCAATCTTGAAAATCTTCCCAAGCTCCACGATGTCCGCCAACACGACGTCGTAGTCGGTCACGTTCCCGTCCGTGTACCGCACGTAGCCAGCGCGTACCCAGCTCGCGTAGTACGTCCGCAACTTGGCCTCGCGTTTGGTCGACGCTTCCCGCGGCAGCCAGAACCACGGCAGCCAGATCACCGCGTCGTCTTCTTCAAACGCCAACACAAGCGCTGTGAAATCGGACGTGCTACCAAGGTCGAGCCCGCCGACGCATTTCTTCCCCTTCAAGTCCGTCAACATCCGCTTGCGCCAGACGCTCGCCTTGACCTTTCCGCACGCTGCGTCCCAAATCTCGATGTCGAAAAACCTCGAGACGTTGCTCGACTCGATTCCAAAATGTTTTGTTTTGACCGTGTTCTGGTAGGGCGCGCTCTGCGTGGCCTTCCGCACCTGGCGTCGCAGATACTGAACGGTCGGGGAAATACCCAGCCCAGGATTGGCCTTGCCCCAAACGCGTTCGTTGCGCCAGTCGTCTTTCTCGTCGAGCGCGTAGATGATCGCGAAATACGAATCGTCTTTGATCGTCCCGTCGAGAACTTGCTTGGCGTATTCGCGCTCGTCGCGGTACGGCCCTTCGTTCATGAACCCCATGCTGCTGATGAACCACGTCATGGGCTGCTCGCGGCCGCCCTCGCCGGTTGTCAACACGTCGACTAGCAACCGGTTCTTGTGCGCGTGCAACTCGTCAATCAGGTTGCAGTGGGAGTTCAGGCCGTCGAGCGTGTCGGCGTCGGCGCCCAGCGGCATGAACACGGAATCCAAATAGGGAACGGTGATCGAGTTGCGGAAGATCTTTGCTTCGCCACTGAGCGCGGGACTCTTCTTCACCATCTTCTTGGCGATGTCCCAGATGATCTTCGCTTGGTCCTTTTTCGTCGCGGCCGTGTACACCTCGGCGCTCTCCTCGCGGTCCGCGAACGTCATGTAGTTCCCGATGCCGGCAACCAGCGTGCTCTTCCCGCCCTTGCGCCCCATCTCCAGGAAGCACGTGTTGTACCGCCGCACAATCCCCTCGGCCCGGCGCCGCAATGGCTCGATGCGCGCCGCATCCCTGGCGACCATCCCGCTCGGCAATGACATCCAACCAAACGCCGGACGAAGAATGTCGAGGTCTTGAAATGGCAATGGATGAAACGGCAGATTTGCGAATCGCCCCTTCACGTGCCGAAGATAGTTGCGGAAGAACTCGACCACGTGGTTCGCGGCGTGGACATCAAACCAAAGATTCCGACGATACCCAACGCGCAGATCGCGCTCGTGTCTCTCCCTCGCAAATTGGACCCATTTGCAAACGGGCAAATCAACTCGACGAGCCGAAGAGGTACGCTCTCGTTTTGTCCGGAGTGTCATCGATCTCCTGGGCCGCGCTGATTCGAGTCCGCGACGCCGGCGTCAAACCAAACTGTTGCAGATACTGATTCATGATCTTCAAGGCCGTGTGCTTCGCCCCAAGCGCCGGATGTTGAACAGGGCATCCGCCAGGCGTCCGGATGAACGCACCCTCCTCCGCCAGCGTCGCGCAATACCCGAGATAGTCGCCAAAGGTCTGGCAATACAAAGCCAGCGCCGTCCCGTCCGTTCTGCTCATGACCTTCAGCCGAATCAACTCGGACGAAACCCGCCGCCACTCGCGGCGCGCCTCCGCCGACAACCACGTCGGCATCACAGACCGCCCCCGCCGCGGCGCCGTCGACGGAACGAACGGCTTCCCGGCCACCTGTTCCCGGCGCCGCCGCGCCGCCGCCTTTGGCGCCGGTCCGCTCATGATGCATCCCCCTCAATACCCCCCCCCCCATTATGATCCCCCTTGAGCATCTCCGTTGC